ATTGGTTCGCTGAATCTTATGAATCTTGTTATAACGATGGGTATACTCTATACAATACTCGGCCATAAGATCCCACAACCACTCATAGTTGCTAGAAGACTCACGGGCCCACACAGCACAAGGATGATTGATGTGGGTGGCAGAATAAAATTCTGTATCACGCCAGTCATCGAGTCGCCAACGCTTTACATTGCGACCAGTCTTTGTCTTATCGGTATACTCTACACCATCAAGTACCCGATGTGCGGTAGATAGAAGTTGGGCACTCTCAAGGATCATCTTGACACAATGAGAGTCAACAGACCACTCGGCACATACCTTAGCGACGGGATGTAGATAAAACATATTCATTTGCTTCGTCCTCGTTATCAAGCATATCCCAAAAACCTGTTTCCCACCAACCTTCTCTCCACATCATGGCGAGAACATCCGAAACACCTTCATATGGACAGTCAGTAAGTTTTACATCGTCTTCAAACGCCTTTGCGCCTTCGTTATAGGCGATTTGTTTCATTTCATCGGTCATTTAGGTAACTCCGGTATTTCCATCCAATGTGTAGGCGCATCACCCTCTACTTGTGCGTATTGTGATCGTTCATTCGTGCCAGAATAATACCATTCTTTCTGTTGAGAATACCAACGACCAAATCGTATCCATTTCTTTTCTTTATGACAGAGAAGATAATGATTGAACGGATGGTCGTATGGATATGTTTCAATCGGTTGCCATGTCATAGATCACGCTTGCCCTTCCAGAAAGCAACGATAACAGGAAAACGAAGTTTGCCGTCTTCCGTTTTGTTCTGATATCTCACGGTTACGTCCGTGCCGATATAATCATTAGCATTATATAGTAGGTCTTTCAGCGTGTCAAATGATCCACGCACTCCGGAGAACTGTGTTGTTCCATCTTTCAAACGGATTTCCACACGCTTGGCAGCACCTGCCCAGTTACCTTTTCCTTCTTCGATAGATACAATCTGGAACTCGTCGTCCTCGAACTCTTTATGCTTGATAAGGTTCTTTGAACGCTTACCTTCATAAAGAGAGTCGGGAACACGAAGCATCTGTCCTTCAAATCCGCCTTCCAAATATTTAACAAGCATTGTTTCAATTTCATTTTCGTTTTTAATCTCGAATGTCCTGACCAAATTTATACAACTCTGAAAATGGATTTTAAGGTTCGGAAAGAGAAAGTCGTAACGTTCTTCGAATGTGCCATCCATTATACAGTCATATACCCAATACTGTATCATCTGCTTAGACTCTTCTAAATCAGCGGCAGTTGGCTTAGTCTTACGAGCAAGCGAGATAATCTTTTCAAAGTTGTCTTTTAGATCGTGATTATACAGTTCACCATCCAGAACCACATCAGGATATTTCTGAAAGAATGGTTCTAATGCTTCACGAATATGCGGAGCAGAGATAATAGGCTTGCCATTGCGAGACTGCATACCATCTTTTGAAACGAGGCAGCGAACACCATCAAGTTTCGGCTGCGAATAATACGGGAACTTGTTATGCTTCTTGGCATCATACTTGTCGGCCAGCATACACTCATAGAACAAATCATCCTTCGACTTAGCAGCAGTAACGCTAGTATAATACTTGCCTTGAAACTGCTTCTTTACATAATGAGCATTTACTTCATTAGCAACCTGCATAGCAACGTCGGTCGCATTGGCACGACCGACATTCTTTTCGGTAGGATACTGCCAGCCCGAAACTACAATCTTGCCACCATCGATACCAGAATGTGTCCGATACTTCTCATTGTCATGTTCGATCCACCAAACACGGGTCTTACCTTTAGTGTCAATCTTGTATAGTTTCGGAAGGCTAATCATTACCAAAATCTCCTTATAAACAACGGTCCAAACCTGTAACTTCTATATGGGTTCCCACTGTTGAACCTTTCCACGATATGAAACGCCCAGTGTTTGGGATTCCATATCCAGTGGATTTCAATCTTGTATAGTTTTAGAAGAGGATCGACCATCTGCCCCAATTCTCGTTACCAACAGGATTGCCAAAGTCCACTTCTTTGTGGAGTCTACTTTTTTGTGTCGAGTCAAAGATAAACTCTAACTTCTTTTCTCTCGACCATTCTCTTAGATATTCATTTTCACGGTCGAACAGTTCGATATATTCATCTTCTGTAACGACATGGTGAGAAAAGACTTCTTCTGAAATGTGATTTTGCGTGACCTCTGTTAGAGAACTATCAGGTAGATCGACATTCCATACAACATCATCAATGGCATTTTGATTTGGTTCATCATCAGGCAGTCGCACAGCATATACATGCCGAAATGTTGAAACGGTTTCTACTAGGACAATCTTGCTCATTTACTTTCTCCGAATTGGTTGATGATCGTGGGCCCGCTGCAACAAAGAGTGATAAGAACCATAAACAAAACAAGGACCCCATCCAAGGTTCTTTCGTCTTTTTACTACCATACTACGCCAATATCTTCTTGGCGGCACTCGACCAGTTGTTCTAGCCATCTTTTTCATTATTTAACTCCTTATACCAGTGACGGCAATAGAAATGATCACCGCAGGCATCTATCTCATGCTGCGGATAACCATTCTCTAATAGCCATTTGATCGTGTCTGTAACATCCTCTGGAAGAACTTTTGGAAAACCGTAAAGCCAACCAGAAGGTGGATCAATCATCTTAACCTTTGTCATATTGGGGCCTCTTATGAATAATGAGTGAAGGACAAAAGAACGAAGGGTTCATCCATCCAATCTTTGAATTTAGGAAATGCCTCACGGAACTTTTGTTTGTATTCATCTTCCAAAGCGGGAAGGTCTGCCAAGTTTATTTCTTGGAACAGATCATCATCGCCGTCTGGCATATAACGATGATTGCCAGACATACGAAGAACAGGACCGACTACGATATATTCACCGTCCATGATAACCTCAACGGTATTTTCACAATCGTTATCAATATAATCGTCAACATACGCCTCATTGAACTTATGGTTCCAAGGAAGTTTGCGACCATAAACGAGATAGTCGTGGACATCAATACCCATGATTACTCACCCTGATTGAAGTTGAGATTGACATTGTTATTGCGGAGATTGTTATTCACCACATTATACTTGAAGCAAGCCTGGCTATTAGAACTTCCACTATTGATGCAGTCTTGCATTAGAATGCCGTTATAAATAGCGGCAATAAGCATAACGCCCATCAAAATCTTTACAAGAATGGAGAGTGTATCATGGCGCATTTTTCAGACCTTTCTTGACTTCGTTTATATGAGAACACCACTTGCGATATCCGAAAGCCGTGCAATTACAAGAGAAACGTCCGAACGGACCGCTTGTAACCACATACTTTCTCTTTTCGCCATCGACCAGATATACACCGTCAGGACGATTTGATTTGTCAATCTTGATATCCGTTATATTGTTCTTATTGACGATGCGAACTGGAGCATCTATATCACCAGTCGTCAACATAAACTCGTCTTTGGATAGCCATGACGGACGTGGCAGATAACGACCAACATATGTGTTAGAGTCTGGCTCATAACAAGCATGGGAACATTTATGCTTGTGAACATTCCTAACAGTAATCTTGATGCGTTTACCTACCAAGTCCATCACGGCACTCCGATATTAGAGAAGGTTCTTGAGGTCAAGGCCTTCAACCGAGTCCCAGTCGCCATCAACATTGAAGGACGTGCCGACCTCACCAGTCGTGCCGAAAGTCTCGGTCACGTCATCGAACTCACGGACACGCTTTGCCAGCTTCTTATGAGCGGCACCAACTTCCTTGAGTTTAGCAAGGTTCGCTGCCTTGATATCAGCAACAGACTTGGTCGGCATAGTCTTAGCAACGGCAGGAACAACCTTTTTGGTTGCAGTCTTAGCGACAGGTGCTGCCTTAGCCTTAACGACCTTCGTCTTAGAGGCAGTTTTAGGTGCCTTGGGCTGCATAGCACGAAGTTCGGCAGCATTAGCAGGTTCGGCAATAAGAGTATAGGACAGGATACGACGCCCATCTTTCTGGGACGTAATCGTAAAACCATATCGAGTATTGAGGAAAGAGATATACTTGGCGGCATAATCGCCAGTACCGACACAAGCGTTAATCTCGGCAGGCGTCACAGGGACACCCATCTTGATCACGGCAAGGGCACGGATTTCAGGACGGACACCATTAGAAGCAGCAACACGGGGCATATATATTCTCCTTTTTCAGTTTATGGACATATTATAGCATATGGAACGGAAGGGTCAAGCGAAATCGTTTGTCAACAGGTGCGACAGGATGACGCACCCATAGTCTATAGAATGGGTAGAGTGTATACAATCAGCATCCAGGGTCATAATCGTGCCACTCGTCCATTTCGGACGGCTGACCATCGTCCTCGTCCAATTCATCATCATCGGCTCGAAGGTTGTGCTGATAAAATTCTTCTACATCATCTTCGGACAACCAATTGAGAAGATCACGGATCAATTCATCCCGACCCACAATTCCATCATCAACAAGTTCGATTACCTTTTTCGTGTATTTACGGACCATTTTATCACCTCAGTTGTAGGATTTAATATCGCAACCACCAGCCCAATCGTCACCAAAATACTTGTCAAGGACATTCTCGACAAACCGCAAATTGACTTCGACTGGCAGGCGTTCATTCACATACTCAAGAACATCTCGGTCAGTAACTACACCGGGTTCCGACATAGCATCAATCACCAGATTTTCAGCCATTAGAACCAAATCAGACATACGTGACATATTAGTCCTCCGAATTAGAGAATATGATGAGAATAGCAAGAAAGCAGATAGGACCACTTAGCATTGATATAAAAATCTGAAAGGGAAGGATATCCCAATCGGTTTCATCTTTCAGATAGTAGTCGGGATATGTGCGTTTCATTAGATACATAAAAACACCCTGACCGATTAGACCGACGATAACCCAAGCTAGAATGAAAAGCATTTATATCTCCTTGTTCCAACCAACTTTAAGATAACCGTAAAGAGCCATATCACGTTTGAAAATTTTATACCTCATTTTGGCGGTACGTTCGGACAAACCATAAAACGTATGCTGCTCGCCATGCTTATCGACAAAAAAGAAAGAATACATTTTATTCTCCTTACGCATTCCATCCGAGCATATCTTCCAGAGCCTTCTGGTCGATGGTGTTAGCATTAGCAGAACCGATCCACTTATTGATATGCTTGGACGTGGTGCGAGAAAACTTGGTAGCGGTACGGAAGTAACCCATGCCGCAGATATAGACTGCCACAGGCGTCTTGTAAGAAATAAGAAAGCGGTTTTCACCGTGCTGAATTTCCAGCTGATTGGAACCGATAGAGAAGGCACGAATGGCGATGGATGACATGTTTGTTCCTTTCGTTGTTTTCATCTTGGACATATAATAGCACAAGGAACGGAAGAAGCAAGCAAAAAGGTATGTAAACAACTGCGACAGGATGTCGCACCTTAGGCATATCCGTTTACATTCCTCCAGGACGGTCTGGAGGAGGCGAAAGTCGGACAGCGATATACCTAGCAAAATGACCAGGAACGCTCTCCATGCGTCTCCTTGAGACGACGCTCCTGGTCATCAATAATGTGTTAGCGTATGGAATGCGCTCCGAATGTCTACAGAACAAAGTCTATAGTTTTGGTAGTCTTTTGCGATTGTATACAGTTTTCTTGTCTACAATCA